AGAACAATGGGTCAACCGATACGTTTACTGTAGTTGGGACGATTTTGCAGGACTTGTATATCCAGAATTTAAAGAAGAAACGCACTCTGTAAAGCCATTTGAAATACCTAAATGGTGGAATCACTATATTGTTTATGACTATGGGTATCGTAATCCTACTTCTATTTTATTTGCCGCAGCAGATGACGAAGGAACGATCTATGTATATGATTTAATTTATGTTAGCGAGCATACGATAGAAATGATTGTGCCAAAAGTAGAGCGTAGATTAAAACAAGGAATTAATTATACATTCTTGGCTGATCCATCTATTGTTAGAACAGAAAGAGATGGAAATAGTGTCGCAGACGAGTGGTATGAGTATGGAATTGAGTGGGAAAAAGCAAAGAATGATAAGCGTGCAGGATTTGAACGTGTATCTGCATATTTAAAACTAGATGAGAACAATAAGTCTAAGTTGTTGTTTTTTAAGACATTAAATATGAAACCTTTGGTAGAAGAGATCGTTGACTATAAGTGGAAGGAGCTTAAACATGGTTTTGAAAGTCGTAATTTACCAGAAGAACCTGTGAAGAAAAATGACCACGCAATGGATTGTCTTAGATATTTAGTTCACTACGTTGAAGATAGTGATTCGCCTACAGAGCAAAGCGATGACTATGGTTTATGGGGTATTTTTGGGAAATCTAAAAAGAACAGTTGGATGAGTGCATGAATATAAAAGAGTTACATGAAGTTTTTGATGCTATGGTTATTAATGATTCAGATTGGTATAGTGCTGCAGAAGAATCAATGCGATTTTATACAGGTGGGTTTGGTACAGGGCAATGGGAGACAGAAGATTTACAGACATTGCAAGCAGAAGGAAGACCTCCACTACAGCTTAATATTATTTTACCCAAAGTAAATTTAGTTACAGGCGTAGAGCGACAAGGGCGTTCTTCTTGGAAAGCAAGACCCGTAGAATCAGATGATGAGAATGAAGCAATGCTTTCTACCTCTCTTTTATACCATTTAGATCGTAACAGAAAGTTACAAAGCTTGTTCAGCAGGGTATTTAAGGATGGAGTAATTACAGGGCGCGGTTGGATTGATGTTTGTGTAGAGCCAGGTAAGTTTTATGATGGGGAAATAAGCATTAAACGTGAATCATGGGCAAATGTGCATATTGATCCAGAGGCAAGGACTCAAGATACAAACGAATGGAATTATTTAGCAAGAAGCAAGTACCTTACTCTTAATCAAATGAAACAAATGTTTCCTGAGACATCCAAAGATATTCGTTCTGTAGAGGATTATCTCTCTATGCCTCAAACTGTGAACCAAGAAATGGGTTCTTATTATAGAAATGCAGAGCCAATAAGCTCCGCACATCATTTAGATGAAATAGAGCAAAAGATTCGTGTTGTAGAAATGTGGAATAGGGAGTATGAGCGTGAATATTACATTATTAATAAAGCTACTGGGCGTATATCACAAAATGGCTTTAAAAATAAAAACGCTGCTGGAGAACAAATTAGAGACTTACAAGCTATGGAAGATGCAGCGCAAGCTAAAGTAAAAACAGAGTTTGGAGTTATTAGTCGTGTAGTTCCTAAAACATATTTAACCATTACTGCTGGGATGCATACACTACAAGAAAAGAAAGCGAACCCTTATATGCATAATGAATTTCCAATCGTACCTTATTTTTATCATTTTGAAGATATGGGTGATTATGTAGAGACATTTGGTCTAGTCGAAAATATGAAAGACCCACAAAGGGAAAAAGATAAACGCAGATCGCAGATGTTAGATATTATTAATCGTTCTCCTAGAGGTGGAGGAATATTTGCGGGGAATAAAGTATCTCAAGAAGAAATGAATGAAGCATCTACTACAGGACGTTGGATTGGTATACCTGGATTCAAAGGTCGTGTAAGCGACTTCATGCAACAATGGTCAAACTCACATTTATCTTTGGTTGGTAGCATTGCAGCTATGGAGCAGAAGGCAGAGATGGATGCGAAAGAGATTAGTGGTGCTACCGACCCCATGATGGGTATTGCTACTTCTACAAAAGAAAGTGGTATTGCAGCTCAAACAAGAATTAGACAAGGTATGTTGACATTGCAAGAGCAAATGGAAAACTTGGACTTTACCAAGTCAACTGTATTGATGCAGGCTATTAAAAATATGCAACAGTTTTATACCGCAGATAAAATTAAAAGAATTATTGGTGCTGAAACAGAGAAAGCAGAATCCCCTGAAGAAGCACAAGTAATAGAAGAAACCATTAATCGTTTTTTAACTAACTTTGAAAAGTTTGAATTTGATATTGTCTTAGACAAAGGTGAAAATTCAGCTACCATGCGTGCAGCGAAAGCACAGCAAGTAGGAGAGTTAGTACGAAATGGATTCGCAAGTTTATTCCCTCTCTATGTAGAGCTTTCTGATATGGAAGCGGGTAGGGATATACTAGAAAAATTTGAAGAGGAACGATCCGCACAGATGCAAGCGCAGCAAAGGCAAATGCCGAATAATACGGGTAAATCGTAACTCATAATAACAACCCCCTAACGAAAGGACAAGGTACAATGGAAGAACAAACGAACTACATAGACGAAGCCAAGGAAATTGCAGGCACAGCAAGTGAAGAAGTTTCCCCTGAATCCAATGTAAGTGAGCAGACAGCAGAGACACCTGCGGTAGAACCACAATCATTCAAAGTCGGAGAGAAGGAATTTACTTCGGTGGATGAATTGGTTGAGTATGCTTCTACAACAGACAAGTCGTATAGAAATCTTCGTGAACTCAATGGAAGACAAACTAATGAACTTGGTGAGTTAAGAAAATCCCTTGATGAGATTAAGATGAACGTAGCTCCAAAAGAGCCAGAAGTAGAACTACCAGAGTATGATCCCTATGACATTAATTCGGTCTTACCACATATCTCAAAACAAATAGAAAGTAAATTCGCAGAAGAGCGAAAAGTACAAGAAAGGGAGATAGCTGCAAGAAAAACGAAAAATGCTCAACAGGAAATGATTGATAGTTTTATTAAAAAACATCCTAATCTAAATAACGAAGAACTAACAGCAGTTGCAAAGTTTGGCGATGAGCGTGGTATTGCATTAATAAATGATGCGTATACGCTTATGACATTTGAACAGCAGAAGTCTCAAGCAAAAACGGAAGGTGTCAAACAAGTGACAGATAAACTCACGCAAGCAGATCAAGTGCCAACAACACTTTCAAATGCTACGGGTGGGAATAAAACTCAAATTGATTTTGACTCTATTTCTCAGGCAGACTGGAATAGTTTACCAGAGGATGTCCGTATGCGTGCTTTAGAACAAACATCTGCAGGTTAATTAATCAATTAAAATAAGGAGGATAAGGTGGCAGTAGACCAAGCTTATTCAGATAGCTTTTTATCATCTAAGGGGCAGCTAAGTGTTCCTCAAGGATATATGTCAGCTATATTAGATACTGCATCAGTAAATATTGGTGCAGGTGACCAATGGGAAGCTTTAAGTATTCCTGCTGGTACATTAGTAACAGAAGTAGGACTTTTAATAATGACTGCAGAAGGTGCAACAATGACCATAGACGTAGGATCAGAAGACCCTGATGGCTTCTTAGATGGTGTGAATGGTAATGTAGAAAGTGCAGTTTATAATAGTCTTGAAGATGGCTCAGCAGCATTAGCGGGTGGACAGTATTTTCCTACCGCTGATACGATTGATGTCAAATTTGTAAACGCAGCTGATACAGCCAAAGTAATGATATTCTGTCGTTACGTTGAAAGTAAAGACCTATAAGGAGGTATGAACTATGGCAAATGAATGGGCATCAGGTTTAAACGTATCAAGATGGGCAAAACAACTTGCTTATGAAGTTGGAAAAGAGATTTATTTTTCTAAGTTTATGGGAAAAGACTTTAGCTCAATGATCGTTGAAAAATCAATGGAAGAAGGCAAAGGTAAAGATATTACTTTTGGTCTTGTAGGGTTAACAGGTACAGTAGTCACAGGTGATTCTTCTTTAGAAGGTAATGAAGATGGATTATCAAGTTATTCGCAAACTGTTGCAACATCTCAAAGAAGATTTGGCGTAACAAATGCAGGTAACTTTGATAATAGTAAAGTTCTTTATGACTTTCGTCAAGAAGCTATGTCACAATTAAAAAGAGTATATGCTGAAGATCACGATGCACAAGTATTCTCTTCTTTAACAAAAACAACTGGTGCTGGAGCATACTTAAGAGCAGACAATGGAGCAAATACTTCTGTATATGCTGCAACTGATCCAAAAGCAGCTCTTGCAGCAGCCGATTTAGCAATCGCTGGTGATATTTCTAAGTTAAAAAGAATGGCTCTACTAGGTACAACTCAGAGCTATAAGATGAAGCCAATTCGTGTTGAAGGTAAAGACTACTTTGTTCTTTTACTTCATCCAGAAGCAGCTTATGACTTAACTCAGCAAGACACATGGCGCAATGCACAATTAAATGCAAATATTCGCGGAAAAGATAATCCAATTTTTTCTGGCGCATTAGGTGTATATGATGGTGTTATTGTCCATGAACATGAAGGGATTACTACTGCCTCAGATGGTGGTGGTGCTTCTGTACACTATGCTCGTAACTTATTTTTAGGTGCGGGTGCAGGTTGTATGGGTACAGTAGGAGATATGACTTGGGTTGAAAAATCATTTGATTATGGTAATAAACTCGGAGTTGCTGCAGGGAAAATCTACGGAGTAGATATGACCTCGTTTAACAGTAAGGATTATGCTGTTATTCAGTATATCTCAACTGCAACTAATCTCTAATCAGTAACTAACTCAGGGGCGGGTTTCGGCTCGCCCCGCTTTAGGATATTATGACTTTAACAGAAATAAGAACAGAAATTAGAAATATTACAGGGGTAGATGATACCTCTGTTGTTACAGATTCAGTATTAACTGATTTAATTAATAAAGGTCAAAACCTATTAGCAGATGAAGCTAATCTTTTTTATGGATATGCTACCTCTAATACAACCGCTTCTAATGGAGTTGTACGATTAACTTATGCATTATTTAACGGGAATGGTGTAACAGATTTAGATATATGGGAAGTATATGAAAATTCTAATCCAGGAGGAGGTTCAGCAATTCCTAACTTAATTCGTATTTATAGAGCGGATTTAGATGACGAGAAAATGACTCGTATTGGTATGGATCAAATACACAACATATCTAGCGACAATGCATCTTTAAATATGCCTAGCGCATATGGATATTATATTGATGATATTAATATTGGTATTTTTCCTAGACCCCCTTTAGGTAAAAAAATTAAATTGTATTATTATCACTTGCCTACAGCATTGTCTAGTAGTAGTGGTAGTGATGTTCCTATGCTAGATTCGCGATACCATGAATGTTTAGTATACTATGGATCATGGAAGGTCGCAGAAAGATTAAGAGATATAAATTTAATTCCTTATTTTAAAAATGAATGGAACGAATGGAAGGGAAAAATAATTTTAGATCGTCAGCGTAGAGCAGGTGAGCCAAAATTTAATATCAATTACAAGGACTTTTAATGCCTCGTTTGCAAATAAGAAATTTTTCAGGTGGGTTAGTAACCAATCAATCTGATTTTGATATATCTGAAAATCAATATACTGCATTTACAAAAGTTCTTAACAAAAAGCCTGGAAGACTAGAGCGACCAAAAGGTGAGCAAATTGTAAGTTCTTCAAGTGCTGCTACCGAT